CCGACCTGGTGGAGCGATCGACACGAAGGCCACCCTCGCCGAGATGCGCAGCGCTCTCGGCACTCACTGACCTACCCCCGAACGCGGGGGGCGAGCGCGACGGCTGCGCCCAAAGCCGGGCACTACCTGACGAGGCACGGAGATTGCGCATGCCCGATACCCCAACCATCACCGAGGCGCCGGCCGTCAGCACCGAGCCGGACCCCACCACGGAGACCTTCACGCAAGCCGACGTTGACCGCATCGTGCGGGAGCGCGTCCAGCGTGAGCGGGCGAAGTACGCCGACTACGACGCGCTCAAGGCCAAGGCCGAGGGCGCCAAGACGGTGGAGGACCGCCTAGCCGAAATGGAGAAGCGGACCGCCGCCGCCGAGGCGAGCGCGCTTCGCAGCGACATTGCGGCCCGACATGGCATCAGCGCCGAGGACCGCGACCTGCTCCTGACTGGAACGGATGCGGAAACCCTGGAGGCGCAGGCCAAGCGGATCGCCGAGGCGTCGGAGCGCAAGAAGAAGGCCAACATCGTGCCCCGTGAGGGCAACAACCCCAAGGCAACGGGTGGGGACGAAGAGCGCGAGTTCGTTCGCAAGCTCTTCGGTCGCGCCACTGCCGAGTAACCCCTCAAGGAGGGAACCCGCATGCCCGCTTTCGCAACCGGGTCGCTCACGATCCCGAAGCAGAAGATCGCGCCCTGGCTGGACAAGATCAAGAACGGGTCCGCCGTGGCGACCCTGTCCACTCCCATGCCGATGACCTTCGGTGAGGGTGAGTCGTGGACGTTCGACATCGGCGAAGCCGAGTACGTCGCCGAGGGCGGCGCCAAGGGCGCGTCCACCGTCACTGCGACGACCAAGACCATCAAGCCGTTCAAGTTCCACAAGACCCTCCGGTTCAACGAGGAGGTTCTGTGGGCCGACGAGGACCGTCAGTTGGAGGTTATCCAGGAGATCTTGGACCTCATCCAGCCGGCTCTTTCGCGCGCACTCGACTTCGGCGTGTTCCACGAGGTCAACCCCACTGGTGGCGCCGTCGTGGCGGCCATGACTGGCGGTCTCACGGGCACGACGAACCTCGTGGAGTACGTCGCGGCCGACAAGCCTTACGTCAGCCTCGATGCCGCCGACGCGCTTGTCCTCGCAGACGGGTTCAACCCGCGTGACATCGCGCTGGACCCGACCTACGCGGCGAAGTTCTCGGCGTTGCGCAACGCCACGACCGAGCAGAAGCTCTACCCCGACTTCCGGCTCGGAACCGAGGTCTCGGACCTGGACGGGCACCGAGCGTCGGTGTCCAACACGGTCCGCGGCTCTGGCGTCCTCGCGGTCGACACGAAGGCGCTCGGCTTCGTCGGCAACTTCGACACCATCCGGTGGGGTGTCCAGAAGTCGATCGGCCTGGAGGTCATCAGGTACGGCGACCCGGACGGCGGCGGCGACCTCAAGCGCTACAACCAGGTCGCGTTCCGCTCTGAGGTTGTCTATGGCTGGGGCGTCGCAGACCTCAACGCCGTCGCTAAGATCCACGACCTCGTCTGATGGCTCGCTATCGGCACAAGGTCACGGGTGCTCGCGTGGAGGTCCGTGACGACAAGGTCATGGACTCGTCGTGGGAGCCCGTGGGTGCGGCTGACCCCGCACCCAAGCCACGTGCGCAGCGACCGACGAAGACGAAGTGACCGGGAGGGGGGTGACCCGTGGCTGAATTGCTGACGCTCGACGATCTGCCGTCCTCGTTCTCCCGCATCGAAGTGGGTGAGTTGGACATCATGCTCGCCGGCGCGAACGCTAAGGCGGCGCGGGTCGCCCCCTGCCTGGTCGACGGAACGGACGCGGTAAGGGCTGAGGCGCGTCTGGTTCTGCTGGGCGCGCTCAAGCGCTGGTCTGAGGCTGGCTCCGGCGCGAAGCAGACGGAGACGGCCGGACCGTTCTCGCAGACCATCGACACTCGTCAACGGACTGGCTACAACCTGTGGCCGTCAGAGATCGAGAACCTGCAATCGCTGTGCGCAGACGCGAGCACCGGCAAGGTGTTCGCAGTCGACACGGCACCTGGGCCTGGCTCGGCTCACTTGCCGTGGTGCGCGTTGGCGTTCGGCGCAACGTACTGCTCATGTGGCGCTGACCTGACCGCCGATCAGTACCCCCTCTACGAGGGCGGAACGGACGCCTGGCCGTGATCTTCGCTCACGCTGAGACGGTCATTCGCCTGCGCGCCCCTCTCGCTACGGACTCGTATGCCGTGGTCGACGGCGCTCCGGTTGCGACGGAGCGCGACTGGGATAACGCCGCCGCGATGCTGTTTGATGCGGCGGTCGCTGACTCCGGGTCAGTGGAGCCGTTGCTCGACGGGCGTGAGCCCGTGGACTCGGACTTCACCCTCTACGGGCCGGCCGGGATCGACATTCTGCCGACTGACCGCCTGGTCATCCGCGGGTTGACGTGCAACGTGGTCGGGCGCCCGTTCGACTGGCGCTCGCCGTTCACGGGCTGGCAGCCGGGGACGGTCATCAGAGCGAGCATCCGGGAGGGCTGATGGCGCGCGTGAAGCTCATCTCGGCGGGCATGTCCGAGCTGATGCGCTCGTCAGCAATGCAACGGTTGATGTTCGACCTGCTCGGCCCTGCCGAGGCGCAGGCCAAGGCTTCCGCGCCGCGCAAGACGGGCGCGTATGCCGCGTCCATCCACCGAACGTCCGGGGTGTCCGGTGACCGCGCCGCAGCTCGACTCGTCGCGGGGACGGATCACGCACTGTCGGTGGAGTCGCGCACCGGGAATCTTGCGCGCGCGCTCGACGCGGCGAAGGGCTGACGATGGAGATCCACACCTTGCCGCGCGACGCCGTGGCGGTCATGGTGCCTATCGTCTCGGCTGGCCTGGTAGCAGCGGGGCAAGCGGGCGTGTGGGTCGGCTCCGACATGGTCGCCGACACGCAAACCACCTATGCCCGCAAGGTGTCGATCCGTCGTGACGGCGGACCGCAGGTGGATCAGGTGCAGTCGGTGGCGCGGCTTGGGGTCAACTGCTGGGCACCCACTGAGGCGCAAGCGGTAGCCCTCGCTGGCTTCGTGCAGCGCGCAATCCTCCAGTCGCCTGACGGCGTGGTCGTGCTCGGCGCTGAGTGCATGTCTGGCCCGTCGCTGGTGCCTGACGTGGCCCCAGCGGCGCACGCCTATTCAACCTTCGAGGTCGTCATCTCCGGGGCCTAGCCCCATCCCACTCACCACAGCCCGCGCCGAGCGGGCTGTCTGTCATGCCCAGGAGGCATCGATGGCCCGCACTACCCCCGACGTGGCCGAGACGGTCACCGACATCACGCCCGAGCAGGAGGGCTTCCTGGCACGCCAGGCCGCCGAATACGGCCAGTGGGTCGCCAAGGAGCGGATCTACCACGGCACCGCCTTGGCCTACCTGCCTGGCGATCCCGTGCCAGCGAGCAATGTCTCAGCCCACAAGTACGACGAGGCTGGCCTCGTCGAGAAGGTGAAGTGACCCGATGGCCAACAGCACTGCCACCCCGACCCTGCTCACCTCGCCCGGTTACCTGTTCTGGGCGCCGCTGGCTTCGACTCTGCCGACGAACACGGTTGCAGGCTCGGTGTTCACCGACTCATGGCCTGTCGCGTGGATCAACCTCGGCGCGACCGACGACGGGTCGACGATCTCCTACGAATCCAAGGTTGAGGCCGTCGAGGTCGCAGAGTTCTTCGACCCGATCCAGTGGGTGACGACCGGCCGTGAGGGCGGCATCGCGTTCGCCCTGGCCAACTGGACGCTCGCGAACCTGAAGCGGGTCATGAATGGCGGATCACTGACCGTCGTGAGCGGCACTGGCGCGACGGCACTCAACAAGTACGAGCCCCCGGCCCCTGGGGCCGAGGTGCGCTGCATGATCGGCTGGGAGTCGCTCGACGCGACTGTCCGGTTCATCGCCTACCAGTGCTTCCAGGGCGGCAAACTGGAGATCGCCAACAAGAAGGCCCCGAGCAGGGCGCTCCTTCCCGCCGAGTTCAAGTTCGAGATCCCGACGTCACCGACCGTTCCGTTCTCGGTGTGGTCGGCTGGGACTGCGCGGGTCGGCTCCTGATGACCTCTCTCGGTGACCTCGGGACGCCGCGCGACGCGGTAGACCCGGACACCTTCGGCTGGTTCGGGTCGGTCGTGCGGGTCAACCCATCCATGACCGACCTGGACCTCGCAGACTTCCTGGAGGTCGCGGGGTCGCTGGACATCGACGACGCCGCCCAGGCGCTCACCGCAATGGGCGCACTCAAGGGATTCCTGAG